TTAATTTTTATTATAATTTACTATCTCTTTAGCTAATAAATTATAAATATCTTTATTAATAACATATTTGGTATATGTTCCATCAGAATTTAAATCCGTGACATCGACTTTTTCTAACTTTATATAATTATTATATTTATTATAGAAGTTTTTAAATTCAAGTGATATTAATTTTGACATATGTTTTATATAAAAACAATACATATTATCAATTAATTTTATCCAATTTGTAACGTAATCATTATATATTAATTTATCATCTATAGATTTATTTATAAATTCAGTCTCATAATCTTTGAAAAACTTATTTTCTAGTAGTTCATTTTTATAGGCATAAAAGTTAAATTCAGTATAAGTTTTTTTTATTAAATCATAGCATATAGCACTTGTGCTTATTGGTAATGTATAGTGAAAAGTGTAATTTCTCAAAAGACGCAATAATTTTGCATCTTTACTTTTACTTATACTATTAAATTTCTTCATTTCTTGAGAATTTTCCAAAAAATTTTTTTGCATATTTACAGTTGTATTTTCAGTAAATGTTCTTGATAGCAAAATTGATTTTAAAACTAATTCTAATCCTTCCTCATGAAAATTATTATGGTATTGGGCTCCAATTTTTTTATTATTTAATTTTTTTATCTTGTTCGGAATAAAATCTAAGAATATTTGATTATTTCTTTGAGCTATATTTTTCATCCTAGCTATATTTTCAATTTCTTTTATTTTTTCATAAAGCATTAAAAAATTTTTTACATCTTCTTCACTCATTTTTGCATATACTTTTGGGGCAAAACTTATCCGTGCAAATACAAACATCATTATCCTCCTATAAAAATTATCTCAACAAATTTAATTCATTTTAAGACAATTTTCAATTTTATTAATCACATATTCATATCATCTTATTTTCCACTTTGTCAATTCTAATTTTTTAATTTCTCCTAAATTATTTAATGCTTCTGATGGTACTATGTAATAATTGTCATCTATATTTAAACAATAATCTTCTTTATAGTATTCTATCCCAGTATCAATTGTTTCTATTTTAATCATATCTCCATTCACCGTATATTTAGGATTGCGAACTTTATATCTAACAGTATTAAACAATTTTATTGACGAAGATATTGACATTAATATATTCGGATTATCATTAATATCATCTTTTAGGCATCCTTCTCTATCTATCTTAAGTTTTAATTTACTATAGCAGTATCTTAAAATTCCAATATAAAATTCATTACTTTCATTTTTATATGTTGAATACTCACGAACAATCATATACACTATAGTATATAAATTATTTAATGTTTTTTCATCTATATTAAGATTAAATTTTGTATTATTATTTTCATAATTAAAGTTATAAGTATTTTTATTTATAGATATATTTGAGGAATTATGAACAATTGTATTTCTAATTAATTTTAAAATTCTATATATTTCTTTTGTTATTATATCTAAATCATTATTAGCACTTAATAAATTATATCTCTTTCTAAAAGATAATCCTATTAAGTTATCATTTTTCGAATTTAAATACTCATCAAAAACAGTAAAAATTAATATATTTTTTGCTATAAAATTATCACTTATACTATTTTTTCTACTACACATTCCTATACTGTCTGAAAAAGACATTTGTATATTTTCTACTCCATTTTCTATAGTAACAGGTCTAACTATAGGAAGTTTAAAATTTATTTGATTATTAGCTAAAAAATCCATACTTTTTTTTATAAAGTCACTATCTATATACAATTATATACACCCCCATAATAATTTTACTTTATATTACCATAAATCTCCAAATAGTTCACTATTCATTCAATATAATTTCTTTTAAATCTTCTATATCATCTTTCATATCTTTAACTATTTCAAAGTTTTTAGCTTGAGTAAGTATCACCTCTTGATTTTTTTCTATAGTGCCTTGATATCTCAATTCCCTTTTACTATTTTCTGCCATTACATAATATAATAAACAAGTGAATACAGCTCCAATGAAGCCATATTCACTTAGAATTTGTCTTAATATTTCATTCATTACTATCACCTACTTTATCTAATTTTACTTATTATATCTTCAACCAATTGCTCTTGAGCTTGCTTAATCATTTCTTCGATTTTTGGCATCAGAGATTGGTCTACACTACCTTCAACCTTAACTAAAGGTTGATTGAAATTAACTATAACTGGTTTACTTGAGTTACTAGAATTACTTCGAATTTTCCCATTGATAGCATCTGATGTAGTTAGGTTATTTCTATATCTAGAAGAATTAAAATCTAGCTTAGATAAATCTATACTTCTGCTACTAGTTCTATATTGTCCTATTCCAAGTTTATCTAAAATACTAGACATATCCTTCATTGTATCTCTGGCTATATTTAAATTTTCTATTAACTCTGATTTAATTAAAGCTCCTACAGAACTTAAACCATCTCCATATTCATCTATAAAGCCAAGCATTACATCTTTTAGATTAGATACTTCTCCATTTATGTGTTCAAAAATTCCACTATCTAAGGTTTGATTTATGAAGCTTTGTAATTTCTTAGGGTCTAAAAGATTATCCATTTCTTCTTTAGCCTTATTAGCATTATCTGTTAACCTGTCTGATTCTTTATCAAACATATTGTTAACTTGTTCATCTATCTTGTCTTGAACCATTTTAGAAAGTTTTTCTTGTTCATCAGCTAATTTATCCATCAATTCTTTAAGTTTCTTTTGTCCACTTAAAGAATTATCTCTTGATAATATGTCTATTTTATCTTGAAGCTCATTAATTGAATTTAATTGCTCCTCATAGCTTTTATTATAATCCGCTTCTTTTCTAGCATCATTATAAGCTTTCTTTTCCTTATTTAAAGAATCTATTCTATTCTTTAATTCTGAGTCAATTAATTTCTTTCTCTTCTCTACTTCTTTCCTTAAGATTTCTGTTATCTTTTCTTCAACAGCTTTTGTTATTTTTAACTGTTGCTCTAGATTTTTTTGAGTATCTTCATTTAATGTAAATCCTGTTGATGAAGATTTAAATGCAGAGATAGGGGAAGATTCTCCAAGAGTGGCAATACCATTTGAATTTAATCCATTAGATGCTGCTCCAAGAGTCATAGGTGGTGTATTGATACTTTTTAATACATTTGCTGATTGAGCATACTCACCAAGTGTTTTATTTCTAGTTACAGCTTTTTCATTTATAGTTCTATTAGTTTGTGTTCTTACAACACTTATAGATGCTCTAATAGGATTACTGTATGCACTTCTAACTCTGTTCCAGTCAGCTATAGCTCTATTAGCCATACTTGATGTAGAAGTTGTGACCCCTCTATACATATCTGATGCAGCTTGTTTTGCACTTTGAGCCATCTTTTGAGCTGACCTAGATACACCATTATACATATCACTTCCAGCTTTTCTAGCTATTTCTGCTAATTTTGTAAATGAATGTTTTGCACCATTGTACATATTTGTTGCTTCTTGTTGTATACTTCTATTTGCTCTTTTAAAGTCTACATCTGTATTCTTAGCAACTTGTTCTGTACCCTTTTTAGCTTCATTAGCCATTTTATTAGTAGCATTTCCAACATCTAATGCACCTTTATCCATGTTAGCTTTTGCTTTATTGCTAGCATCTTTTGTATTTGCATTTACATTCTTAGATAAATCTTTTGTATTTAAATCACCTTTTGTCTTAGCATCTTTAGTAGCTTTGTCTACTTCTTTAGCTAAGTCTTTAGCATTTTTACTAGCCTTATCTTTTGCATCTTTAGTGTTAGTATCTACAGCTTTTGCTCCATCCTTAGTGTTACTATCCATATTCTTTTTCATGGTTTCCATAGCCGCAGTAACGTCTTTATTAAGTGTTTCTGTATTTAACTTTCCATTTGCTTGCATTAATTTAAGGTTTGTCATAACTTGAGCTGTTGCTTCATCTACATTCATTCCTTCTTTAATACCTTGAAACATCATTCTAGTAGTATCGTTCATAGCTTGAAGTGTAGATATTTGAGTTGAATCCATAGTTGCTAATTGAGTTGCTACTGTAGATGCTGCTTGTTTATAATTACCATCTACTATGGCTGGAACTTGACTCAATATAGAGTTCATAGTTGTAAGACATCCATTTAACTGTTCATCAGTTGCATTACGCATTTGAGATAGACCTCTAGTTGTTGTTAAAGTTAACTTATCAGCAGCTTCTTCTTGTAATGCTATTGTTCTATTATTATAGTCATCCCATGCCTGCTTAACAGTTTGCCCTCCAACACCATCTATACAAGCTGCTATTAAATCCATACCTAATTGAGCTACATTTGCTAACTGAGAAAAAGTAGCAGTCCATACTCCTGATATGAACTCACAAACTCCTCCAACTATAACCCCAAGACTTCCAAATTTGTCTTGAAGCATTAAAAGTGTATCTGAACTATCTCCAACAGCTACAGCAAGTAGTCCTAATGCAGCAATTACTGCTGGTAATGCAATAGAACTTAACGCTCCCATTGCTCCTGATAATAAGCCTGCTGTTGCACCTGTCCCACTAAATGCAGTTGCAATTGTTCCAACAGCACTTATAGTACTACCAAATAAAATTAATAAAGGTGGTATTATTGCAGCTAGTCCAGCTATAGCTAATATTGCAGTTTGAGTTCCACTATCTAATCCAGCAAATTTTTCAGATAGATTAGCTACCCATTCTGCACAGCTTAAAATAGCAGGCATTAAGTTATTACCTATAGTTACCGCAGCATCAATCATCTTATTTTTCATAATTTCTAATTTAGAAGCATTTGTATTATATCTAGTTTCTGCTTCTTTAGTCAGTGCATTATTATCTTCCCATGCACCTGTTCCTATTTGTAATGCTTCAGAGAATACTCCACTTGCACCTGCTGCTCTTAATAAAGAGTCTCTTAATCTAACCTCAGAGATACCCATATCATCTAAGATACCTATTGCACTTAGACCTCTTTCTTCAGCACTTCCTAAACCTTGTATAAAAGATAATATTGCACCTGCTGCATCAGTTTCAAAAGCCTTTTTAAAATCACTAGCACTCATACCAGCAACTTTAGCAAAATTATTTAGCTTGTCTCCACCCTTTTCAGCAGCTAATTGCATTTCTATCATTACTTTAGAGAAAGCACTACCTCCAGCTTCAGCCTCTATACCAACACTTGATAATGCTGCTGAGAAAGACATTATTTGTGCCTCTGTCATACCAACTTGACTACCAGCTCCAGCTAATCTTAGTCCCATCGAAACAATATCTGCTTCTGTTGTAGCCATATTATTACCTAATGCAACTACAGTACTACCTAATCTATCAAATTCACTTTGAGGCATACCAGTAATATTAGCTAATCTAGCTAAAGAAGATGCTGCTTCATCTGCACTTAAATTAGTAGTATCACCAAGCATTACCATTGTTTTGGTGAAGCTTAATATACTTTCCTTTTTAATACCTAATTGTCCAGCAGCTTCAGCTACCCCAGCTATTTCAGTTGCAGCAGTTGGCATTTGTTTAGATAAGTTTCTAATACCATCTTCCATTTCTTTCATTTCAGAAGTCGTCATATCTACTGTTTTTACAACTCCTGTAAATGCAGATTCAAAGTCTAAACTAGCTTTAGCAGATGCCACCCCAACTCCACCTATAGCTAATGTAACAGGCATTAAATCTTGTCCTACACCCTTTATGTTTTGACCCATTGTTTTCATGTCATTTCCAACTCTGTTGAAAGGCATAGTTTTTAATTCATTGCTTAATCTATTTACATCTGCAACTGTGTTATTTAGTTCAGTTTGGTATTGATTTAATTCTGATGTACCTTTATTGATTTCTGATTCTACTTGATTATAGGAATCTTTTAATCTTAATAACTTTTGACTTAATTGTAATGCTTCAGAACTATTTGCTCCATAAGCACTTTTTGCTTGGTTTAACTCATTTTCTGTTTTATTAATCTCTTGTGCTAGTTGGCTATGTTCTACTTTAGCCTTATCTAATACAGTTCCTATTCTACTTATCTCAGATTCATAAGCTGAGACCTTTGCTTTAGAGCTATCTAATTGAGAATTTAGCCTATTTATTTCATTATCTAGTTTTTGAAAATATGTTCCACTTTGAGCTAGTTCAGAACCTAATCTATTAAATTCAGATTCAGCTAAGTTAGCACTTTGTACTATTTTATCTAACTTACTATCTAGTGTTTCTGTTTTTTGACCTAATTGTTGAAACTCTGATTGTGCTTGATTTAACTCATTTGTTAACTTGGATATACTAGATTCTGTACTATTTATATCTGTAGATAATTTATTAAGCTTTTCACTATTCTTTTGAACTAGTTCTGATGTTTTATTCCACTCATCTGAACCTTTTTTGTTGGCTTGTTCTAATTCATTTAACTTTGATACTTGTTTCTGTATTGTATCTTCTAATTTAGAATAAGCTTGCTTTTGTTTTTCTAATTTAGTAGTATATAACTCAATTTGTTGTCCATTTTTTTGTATCTTAGCATCTAATCCAACAAATGATTTTTCAAATCCTTCTACACCTTTACTAGCAGATTTAAAATCTCTATCTAGGTTTTTTATTTCTTTATTAATTGCCGACATCTGTTTAGCAAAAGACCCACTTTCTAATGCTAACTCGACAGACAACTTACTAATTACATCTGACATATAATCACCACTTTCTTTATTAAAAATTGATAAAAAAAATAGGAGGTACAACTCGGTTTGAGTTATACCTCCACTTTAATTTTTAGGATATATTTTTATCTTATTAACTTTTTATAATGCCCTTAAAATTGATTTTAAGAGGTCGTTTTTTCTATAAGTATTCAACATTATCTGTTGTTCTTTTCTTGTCTTTAGGACTATTAAATTCTATATGCTTATCTACTTGAGTAAATAAATATCTTGGGGTAGTATTATAAAAATCATCATTTCTTTTAAGAATTGTATACCAAAGATACTCTAAATAATCCCAGTCCCAATCTTCACTTTTTTTATTATGAGACTCTAAGCCTCTACTTGCTTTCCCTCTGCTTTAGGCATAGATATTTCAGCTAATTTTGCTATAAATGTAAATATATTTTCCATTTCCATGAAGTCCATTTTATCTTCTATAGATTTTCTATTTAATTTAGCATGACATCTTAATATAGCTTGAACTGCTATTTCTAAAACTATATTTAAATCTTGTTGTGCAATAGCATTGAATATCTCTTGCATATTCATTACTTGACCTTGTTTTCTTAATTCAGACTGAACATTTGCTAATGTTCTCATATCCATTTTCCCATTAAATTTTTGACCTTTTAATTCTATTTCAACTATATTATTCATATGTTTTACCTACCTTTTCTTTTATAATTTTACTGAATCGAAGAATGTCCCATCTTCTTCATTTATATAGTAAATTTTATCTTCTAGAGACTCTATAAAAAAATCTATCTCTATATCTTGTTCTTTTATTGTTCCACCCTCTAAAGTTGTTGCTGATATAGGTATAGGTTTACAAGCTATGTTGTAAATACAATATCCTTTCCTCGTTCCATCTAGCTGTTCTTTACTAAACATTAATGCTAAATTAGGAGATTTATCTGTTGTTCTACATGTAACTTTATTGCCATTAACCTCACTACCAAATAGTAACGCATACTCTTCTTTTGATAATCCAATTAAGCTTATAGTACCTTCTCCACCCTTAAACTCTGAAAATCTTATAGTTCTGTTACCTACTTTTCCTTCTGTATAGCTATAGTTTAAAGATGCTTCAACACTTTTTGCACCTTCAAGTTTTATAGGAGATTCATATGTATTTCCAATTTTTCTAGCTACATGTATATCACTAAATCCATACATTATTTTTTGATTTAAGCTCATATAAATCACTCTCTTTCTTTGTGCAAATGTAGGGAATTGAACCCTCTATACCTTTCATTTGCATATTAAAAGAGATAGAAATTAATCTATCTCTTTTTGTTTTCTATTTAGATTTTAAAGATAATCCTGCTGAAGGATTAACAGGTACAGTATTGAAAAATTCTCCTGTTACCTTATCTACATAGTATATCTTTCTATCATCTGTTTCACCTATCGTAAATTCTAGTTCTATAGGCTCTTCCTCAACCTTACCTTCTTCCATAGTTGTAGCAGCTATAGAGCTTGGTTTAAACTTAACATTATATAAACAGTATCCTGTTTTAGTTCCATCCAATTTCTCTCTACTAAACATTAAAGCAACAGTTGGTGCAACATCATTAGATTTAACTATATATCCATCTTTTCCTATTTTGGTATGTCCAAATAATAGATTGTATTCATCACTAGTTAAAGATAATATATTTAATTTACCTTCACCACCTGCGAAACCTCCAACTCTAGCTACTTCTCTATTATCTGCATAGAAAGGTGTATGTTCAAACTTTAATTCAGCTTCAACACTTTTTGCACCTTCTATTGCAACTGGAGTAGCATAAGAACCATCTGTCAATTTTGCTACATGTATATCACTAAAACCATACATAATTTTTGCTTCTAAACTCATATAATCACCTATTCTTTCTTAATTTTTTGTATTAAAAAAGACCCTCTCAATGAGTGCCTTAGTTTTTAAATTCTTTATATATAAAATCTAGATTTTTGCCGTAATACTGACCATCTTTTAGGTCTTTACATCCATCAAATCTAAATTTATGTTCTTTTAATATCCTTTTTATTTCTTTATATAAAGCTATATCACTTGGGTTTGAGTACCAATAATTTAAAGCTATATAGTAAGTTTCAGATAAGTTTCTGTTGTCAAATTTATCGGTATCTTTTTCATTATATATATTGAAAATAATATACTTATCTGCTTGTTTTCCTGTTTCCATATAATAAACAGGTACATTTAAAGGTTTTAAGATATCAATTATCCTTTTATTTATCATCTTATCACCTACTTTAACTCTTCCCTTAAAACTTCTTTAATTTTGTCATTAGCATTAGAAACAGAATTTTGGAATCCTCTTTTCATAAATTTTTTGGCTGGCATTACACTTGTACCATTCTCTTGATAATAGAAATATCTAGTAACCTCTGAATCTGCATTTATATTACCAATTTCAATCTTTCTAGAAGTACCTGAACCTTTAATACCACCTTTTTCTATACTAGCTTTTAATTTTCCCGTCTCACCTACTGGTGCTATGGATTTAATTTCTTCTTTAACTATATCTCCAGCTTTATCAAGAGCTTTATCTGCTATACTCCTTTGAGCCTTCTTTTCTAACTCTTGGAATTTATTCATAAGTACATCCATTCCATTGCATTTTAAAGCCATCAGTCAATTACCTCACATGTTAACTGTACAAATTGTCTATTTTCTAAGATATGTACATGCCTTATGTTATATCTTTTTTTATTGTACATTAGAAATTTATCTGAATCTAAATATTGTCTATTTCTGCATATAACATGTATGGTTAACTTGGTCGTAGTTTTATCTGCACTCATAAACTCTTTTGTTCCTTGCGTTTTAACTTTTGCTCTTAGTGTGCTGATAGTTTTATACTCTTGTATTTCAAATCCATTTTCATCGACATTTGTCGTAAAGTCTTGTATATCTATAACATCTCTTAATTCTCCTATGTCTATCATATATACACCTCTACAACCAATTGACCTTATGCATATCTAGTATAGATTTAAGCATAAAGTTGATTCTATTGTTATCATAGCCAAAGCTTGCACTTCTTCTAGAGTAGAAATCAGAAATAAGTAATAAAATAGCAATTAAAATGCTATCTTTAGATATAACTGTTTTTTTATCTAATCCCGTATATGTGCAAACGTAGTCTACAGCTACATTTATACATGTTTGGATTAATATATCATCATCTTTAAAATTAGGCTCTATGTTTAAGTATTTCTTTGCAAATTCTACACTTATACTTTCAAAGTCAGAATCACAGTTTAGACAAAAAGTTTGAGTTGATGTATTTGATGTAATTACTTCATTGCTACCACAAACTGAACATTTATCCTTTTGGTACACGTTTCTCATTACTCTTCATCCTTCTTTCTTCTGCCTCTCTTTTTGGGCTCAGTCTTTGTAAGGTTACTTTCTACCTTAACTTCTTCTTTTTCAGCTTTTATTTCTATTGCTAGTCCAGCGTTTACCCATATATCTGCTAATTTCTTATCAACTTTAACTAATTTATCAACCTGATAAGCCCCTGAAGTATGAGCAAAGTTTTGTAATATCTTTATTTCCTGCATGTTTTCCACCTCCAACACATCTTTTAGAGATGTTCTTATTTAAATTCCACATTAATTGAAACATAGATTTAATCAACCTATGTTTCAATTAATATATCTAAATTATTCTGTTACTAAGTAAGCTACTGCTTTACCTATAGCTTGTTTAACATCTATTACAGTAGTAGTTCTAAATCCTATACCACCAGTAGCAAAATAAGCATCTTCTGTTTTTTTGATTTGAGCATTATCTCCAGCTCCTACAACCATAGCTTGTGTCATATCTGCAAAATACATCTTAGTTGCATCTTCAGATACTACTATAGGTCTACCATATAGTGTAAATGCAAACTCTTGAGTTAAATCTTGATGAACTATAGGTCTTCCTTGATTATCAGTTAGAGTCATTAGTAATTGTAAATCTGCATCATTACAAACCCATATAGCATTTTTTCTAAATTTAGATTCTAAAGCAAAGTATAATTTATTTACATCTCCTAATGCTAATGTAGATGCTCCACCAGCTCTTACAACTTTTTTAGCACCTTGAGAATCTGCTACTTTTTCTAAACCAAAGCAAGTATCATCACCTTTTATAACTAATTCTGCTATAGTATTATCTATTGCCTCTCTAGCTTCTTGAACTATTATACCTTCAACATCATAGGCTTCTGTTTCCATTAATTCTTCTGATACAATTGTTATAGCTGAATATTTTAACGGTCTTAAGTCTACAGTTTCAAATGTAGTATCTTTCTTTTCTATTTCAGCTAATTCAGCAGCTTTAACTAATTTACCCATCTTACTTTTTTGAACTGGTACTATAGATTTTCCATTAACTCTTTCAATTCTTAAATGCCCTAATATAGGATTTTCTTGTGCTTTTTCTATTACAGCTTGACCATTAGAAACTTTTTCTAATTTAGCATTGGTAGTTGTCATTTGATTCTTGAAATCTACTCTTACTTCTTGACCATTCATTAATTTGTTTTTAAATTCCATATTTTCAATACCATCCTTTTCTACTTTTTCTACTTTGTTATCAACTTTAGAAACATCTTCTATCTTTTCTAAAGCAACTATCTTGTCTTGTACTTCTTTCAGTTCTTGTTCCTTAGATTCAAAAGCAGCTTTATCAAACATTTCTTCATTTTCTGTAAGTGCTTTCATATCTGCTAACAAAGAGTTTTTTAACTCTTGTAACTCTTTTATTTTCATAAAAATTCACTACCTTTCTAAATTTGAGCATAAAAAAATAACACTCAAATAGTGCTATTACATTTCATACATCTTTACTTTTGCTTTATAGTAATCTACATTATAATTTGTTAGTATAATTGGTTGTTCATTGTTGTTTTTAACTTCTTCAACTTCAACCTTTTTATCTAAAATATCAGGTATATTCTTACAATTTTTATTAAGATACTCTGATTCTACTCTAGCTATTGCTTGATTCTCTTCAGCTAGCTCTATGTTAAAGTATTTGCTAGCTTCTTCACCATTTAGCCAAGTTTCTGCATTTACCATCTCTTTTATAGTTTCTATGTCTATACCTTCTAATAAGTTTTCTTGATAGACATTTATAATTGCTTGCTCTATATTATCTAGCAAATCTGCTTGTTCTCTTAAATCATTAGAATTACCAACTACTCCAACCAAAGGTTTATGTATCATGATAAAAGAGTTTTTAGGGACTACTATTCTATCACCAGCCATAGCTATAACTGAGGATATTGAACCTGCTAAACCATCAACATATACTGTTTTAGCACCATTGTGCCTTTTTAACATATTGTATATTGCAATTCCTGCGAATACTGAACCTCCACCTGAATTTAAATAGATGTTTAAATCTTTATTTTCATGTTCCTTCAAGAAATCTCTAACTTTTTCAGGATACTGGTCTGTATCATCCCAAGCTCCATACCAATTGCTTACTATATCTCCATAGAAAAATAAGTCGGCACTTGTTTCAGTAGCATTTTTAATCTGTAAAAAATCTGTTAGGTTATCTTTTCTCATAACTTAATCACCACCTTTCAATTTGTTATCTACACTAGATGCACTAATAACATTTATTGCACCATTTTTCATATATCCCATGTTGACTGGAACAAGAATAATATCACTACCTTCTATATAAGGTAAATTAAGTTTTCTTCTAGCTTCTGCTAAAGTCATTAATCCACCTTTTACTGCTTTATCTAAATATTCTATCTGCTCTTTTGGACTAGCTTTTAATAATTCATCTGTTTTAAACTCAAAGAAATAACCTTCTCTTTTTTCTTTTTCAGTTAAAAGATATTTATTAAAGTTTTCTTCAATTAATCGAATGTATGGATTTAAAGTTACAGTTAAGAATCTTAAAGCTTCTTCTTGGGAGTTGTTATAAGAACTAGCACTATCGACTAGATAACTAAACGGAATATTAAGTAATAAAGAGATTTGCTTTATTGTAAACTCTCTAGATTTTAAGAGTTCTAAATCGGCAGGTTTTAAGTTGAGTTGCTTGAACTCTATTCCTTCTTCTAGTAAAGGTGTAGCATTTTTATCTGAACCTGTATAAAGTTTTCTCCAACTTTCCTTCAAGTGTTTCTTTGCTATATCAGATATTTTACTTGTACTAGCTAAATATCCCTTTATATTTACACCTTCAAGTGAACTAAATGTAAACTTACTTTCTGCTTTAGCTATATTTATCAGCTCTTGTCCAGTTTCTAATATTCCTCTACCATATGGTGAGCCGCTATCTTCATTGTCTTTAATTAAATTAATAACTTCATGATTTTTAGCTACTACTTTATCACCTTTTGCATCAGTAAAAGTATATTGATATCCAAAAGAACCATCTCCATATACAACTCTATCTATAGATATTGTAGAATTATCTATATACTCTAAAGCTATTATTTTACCCATTCTGTCTTTTTTTATATAGATAAAACTATTACCTTTTAATATTAAGCTTTTTATTATATTAAATTTTAAGTTCATTGCAACTGTAGTGTCACTTGGCGATGCATTAAGCAAGTAATTTCTATCATCATCTACTTTTATTCTTTCTCCACTTTTGTCTCTTTTATAAAGATAAATTGGTAATGTACTTATAGAATTTCCTATTAGATTTATCCCCGAATTTAAGGCTATTATCTTCTTGGCTGTATTTTCATTTACTTTAGAGAATTTAACAGTATCAGAATTTGCAACAGTATTATTAGTTAAATCTATCTCTACTGTATTATCATTTTCTTCTTTAAACCATGTTCTAAACATACCCATAATATCACCACCTTTCTAAATGAATGTAATCCCTTCTGTCTCATATCTAGATGTTTCTTCTATTTGTTCTATTAAAGCAAAACTGTTAAGTAAGCTTGCTAGTAAGTCTATTTTACCTCTAGATTTTTTCTTACTAACTTTCAGTTTTCCTTGAGGATTCATTTCTTCTCTAGCATTTGCAATATTTAGTACGAATAAATCATTTTTGACATAAGCAAATTCTTTGTCTAAAACTACTTCTTTCATCTTTTTGATAGATGAATGTAACCAATATCCTTGTCCAACTTCAACACAATTAAAATCATGGTCTTCTAGCTTAGAAACTGTAGATAGAGCTTCATATTTATCATATCCAATCATTTTAACTCTACATCCTAACTTTTCTTCAATTGTCATTATAAAATCTTCTATAAAACTATAAGAAATTTTTCTATCTCCACATGAAAAACACCATCCACGTCTTATATACTCACCATATGGGACTTTCTCTTCACTACTTTTAATTTCTACTTTTGAAGTTGGTATAAATCCCCAAGACTGAGCTATATATTTCTCTAAATTATAATCATATGTAAGTATTGAAACTGCTGTATTATCAAAGCTCATAGACAAGTCAAATGATAGTACAACATCTTTGTTAGACCAATCATATGATTCTATTTCACATTTTTTTAAATCTTTAACATCCATAAAGGCTTGCTCAGGTGTTGAATCTAACCATTGGTTCAAATTCTTTGTTCTAAATGCAACAGCCTTAGAAGGCATCTCTATAGCCATCTTACATTCACTCTCTAAGAAATCCATACCTAGATTTGAATTGGCTTGAAGCGGATTAGATTTAATCCAATTTCTTTTATCTGTCCATATATCTTCTTCATCTAATTCATAACACATTAAAAAGAACTTATCATCTTCGATAAGCTCATCTAATACTTTTTTACCATATTCTATTTGTTCTCTCATAGGATTATTAGCATATGGATAGCCTGTTGAGATAGTGAAAATTAATCTATTAACTACAGATAGCATTGATGTTTGTAATGATTGATATATAGAATCATCTCTAGCTGCTCCATACTCATCTACACAACCTACTGAAACTAACATACCATCAGTATTTCTAGCTTCTGCTGCTATAGGGAATAATACATTATGATTTAACTTACATTCTATTCTATCTCTAAGTATCTTGAAATGCTTATTTAAAGCAGGAGATACCTCTAATGTCTTCTTTATCTCATTAAAAAGTATCCTAGCTTGTTCTCTAGTATTTGCACTTGCTACTAACTGTGCATAGTTTGGTTCAAATAGCAAAGCTAATAACATAAACATTGATACTAACCATGTTTTAGCATTTTTTCTAGCTATAAAAACACATGCTTTTTCATACCTGCGTTTTTCAGGATTATCTCTATAAAATATACAATATAAATTAATCAATATAAACCACTGAAAACCTTGTATGTGCTTATAACAATCTTGCCCTGCAAACTCACCTGTTGAAAACTTGGTCAGTTTAACTATACTATCTATCTTTTTAACTATTTCATAGTTTATAAAGTATTTTTTATAATACTTACTATCTTTATTTTCAATCATATCTAAGAAGTGTTTACAAGATTTTATAATGTACTTTCCAGCTAATATATCACCACTTGCTACATCTTGAGCATATCTATAAGCTTTATAGTAACTTGTTAAAGTTTGCATTGTAACACCTCCTATTTATTTTTTATTATTTATACCTACTAGGTATTTTTATTTAATATAGATAACAACGGGTCACTTTCTTCTTCCATTTTCTTTTCTTGATTTTTCAATATTTGACCTCTATTCTTAGCTCCAAGCCCCACTGTTGCACATAACGTATTGTAAGAACTTAGTAATCTTTGATAGCTGTTAAGTATCTTACTTCTATATGCTATGCTTACATCCTCATTTAAAAGGTCTAGTTGTATTCTCTCCAACATCAGTTCAGTAGATATTAAATTTCCTAAAACCCCCAAATCCAAGTCTGATAAAAGACCTGAAGTCGATAATAATTCTGTATAGAACTTATACTTCTTTTTCCAATCCTTGTCTTTGACTTTTAGATGAGGTGTTTTTAAGCTTAAATTGTTTTTATTGAACTCTTGAAGTTTTTGAGTTGTTTCATAATTTTCAGAGCTTCTTCTTGCATACATGTTGTTCATTTTATCACCACCTCATTTTCTAAAATAAAAAAGTTTGAAAAGTCACATCGCGTGAAAGCGAACCCCCACCCTGTCTGTTTGTCCTCCCAACTTTACATGTTCAAAGGGCATATCCCTTATTCCACACTTAACATTATTATTCAAATCAATTTTAATATCCAAAATAATAAAGTTATGTAAACTTACTTCAATGACAAATTAAAACCTACCAATTCAAAATCTATACTACTGTTTACTAATTTCATCTCTTACATATTGCAGTATCTCTCTTTTACTCATACCTTCAATATCTCTGTGATGTTCTCTACATACAACTAATAGATTATCTTTTTCATACATTTTTTCTTTATTATCTTTTACTTTCTCTATATGATGTACTTGTATGTCTGTATAGTTCAACTTCCCTAACTCTCTACACACTTCGCACATATAGTTTGATTCCTTCAATACTTCTTCTCTTACTTTCTTCCATCTTGAAGTATTATAGCAATCATTATATACTTTATATCTTTCATCTTTTCTTCTAGCTTGCTGTAGCATCCTCTTATGTTTCTTCTTAGCACTACACTCATGGTATCTATCATGTATCTTTAAGCAGTACTGACACTTAACCTTAGACATGCTATCAACTCCTACTTATTTACTTCTGTATATAGTTCTAACATTAACTCTAACTCTTGAAGACTTAACTTATACATATCTTCTATAGCTAAGTTCTTCTTATCTATTAGACTGAAGTACATCAGATGTACTAATGCTCTTAAGTCTTGTCTATTAAGCTTATCGTTAAGTTCAATCATATTAATATCTAAACTCTCACATACATTTATAAAAACTTCTACATCTGCTTTTTTAAAACTGTATATACTATCCTTTAAGATAAATGCTGTATTCATACTATCATTCCTCTCTCTTCTATAAAAACTAATATCCCTAAATAAAAATCGCTATGTATCTAAATCTAATAACATATCATATACATCTGCATCTTTTATAACTCTTAATAGAAAAACTATAATAATATCTAAATCTTCTTCTTTAAAAGAAATATTTTCTTTCTCCATCTCTTCTAATAGAAGAGACTTTAATTCAATATTTGCTTTGTTTATATTCATTTTTAAATCCTTTCTTCTTCTCTTCTATAGTAATTAATCTCTAATCTACTTTTTGCTGTACTTAATAATTAATAGTAAAATATCAGGAAGAAACAAAATGGAAAGTATTATGCTATGGCTGGCATATAAATTCAATTAAGTACAACAAAAAATAGACTACAAATTATTGTAGTCTATTTATATAAAATTGAAGGAAGATATGAGTTATTAATAACTCATATACATATACTCTAATCTATTTTCTTTTTGTCTTTAATTGTCTCTTATTTGAAACTACAATCTCTTTAAGCCTTTCTGGATTTAATTTAATTTTGTTGGTATTTATTGTGCTGCTATGCAACATCTCATGACAATTTCCACATACTAAAATTATATTCTCCGCAATGTCAAGTCCACCACATTTTAATGGAATTTTATGGTGAGCTATAATATAGTCTTTACCTATACTCCCATATGCTTCTTCGAAATCGAATCCACATATTTCACAATAATGTCTACCATTCTTCTCTTTAAAGCATTTTTTTACTTGTTTTATTAGAGTTAAATTTCTTTTGTTATGTTTTTTATTTTTAACTTCTGATTCTAACTTCAAAGGTTTTTCTTTCTTCTTGCAATAATTTCTATTACATCTTACTTTATTTTCTATAAAGTCCAATTCTGTAGTTTTTATAATGCCCCCACAATTATTATGTCTAATATGTAAATAATCTTTACCAATCCAATCTAAACAATATTCTTTATTAGTTTCTTTTTCTATAATCTCATTTATCTGTTCAAATCTATCTAATCTACACCTAGTGATTTCTTTTTCTAGTTTTTCCCTCATCTTGCTGCCTTCTTTATAGTAACAAGCACATTTTGTTTTACCTTTATTAAAGTTAACAGTCCTACTTATACATCTATATCTTCCACATTTATGTTTTACTATCACAGCTCGATGAGATTCTTCATATCTAATTAATTTCCATTCTCCTTTTCCATAGATACTGTCAATTCTCTGTTGTTCCCATTGCATTAATATTATCACCTCTTATTTAAGATTCGCTCTAGTCTTATTAATATATATCTATTTAGTTTCTTTATAAATTATTGTTTGAGTACCCTCACCTTTATTCTTGTTGCAAAATTATACGCAACCCTCTATATAGAGCCTTGCGTGAGTTTTTGCAACAAATTTTAGAAATTTATTGTATTTAAAGTAAAAAATAATTTCACCTTTTTAGTTAATTTCTATATATAACAAATCATCAAAAAAGTGGATAAAAAATAATTTATAAAAATTTTTTTACTAACTCAGACCCAAGAGTTTATTGGTCGAAACCATTGGTACAACTGCATCACACCATTTCTAACTATTGACATTTTTTATAAAACATGGTATAATATAGTTACTGATTGACAAATTTCAAATTTGTTCTTATCTGAATATATACTGTTCTAGTATATATATTTCCCTTTTAAAAATAAAATGATGTTTTTAGTGAGTATTTTATAAGTAGAGATAATTTTTTATGTTAGTAATAGAAATTCTAAATTTTTTCACACAAGAAAATAAGTATGTAAATAGAGATTATAAAAATACAATGTCCAAAAATAATGATTCTTTGTCGTAGGATAAAATTGTAAAAGTTAATTATATACAAAATTTTTTAATTCTATACATATCAAAACGATATAAGAAAGTTGGTGATTGAATGAATATATTACAACAAGCTAGAAAAAGACAAAGTATGTCAAGACCCCAAATGGCAGATAAACTAGGTTTAAATACTCAAACTGTTTATCAATATGAATCAAATAGAAGAATTATAAGAGCTTGTGATTTACTTAAAGTAGCAAAAGCATATAGTCTAACAAATAATGAAATATTAAAGTATTTAGAGCAAGTAGCTAGATAATTAGATAAGTACTACCAAAAAAAATTAAATGTACAACTTTTAGAAAATCAATTTTGCACAAAATAAAATTTTAGGATAATACATTTATGAATTATAAGGTAGTATGACAAAAAATTATTTTGTGCAAAGTCAAAAATTTAAAATAATAGTCCAAGGGACTTAAAATAGGAGGATTTACAAATGAGTAAAGAAAAATTAACAGAAATAATATTACAAAATGGTACTTTTACTGTAAGTGAAATAAGCAAGATGACAGGTGACGCAGAAAGTACCATTTCAAAAAACGTTGCTAGAACTAAAGAAAAATTAAATATTCATTGTGAGGTTGAGGTTGAAGGTAAAGGTAAAAATGCAATGTTTACTCTATATAATGTACCTACTAAGCCAATACCTGCTAAACAATTTGGTAAAGACCCTAATAAAGTTAGAAAGACAAGAAGTGATATAGGAACAGCTAGAGGTGATTATGACACAATAAAGGAACAATTTAAACCGCTAATCTACTCTTTAGTATTAAGTAAACCTAACTATACATACAATGGGAGTTTCAATAACTGGATGCAATACTCTAAGATAGCTACACAAGCTTGGAGCAAAATGAACATAAAATATAATGAAGGTCAGATTACTAATCAGGAGTTAAATGATTTCTTTAGAGTTGAAGGCAAGAGTTTAAATTATATGTTCCATGTTGCATTAAGTAGCATGCAAAAAGAAAACTCTATAATTAAAGAAGATGTAAGAATTGGAGTAATTAGCAATGTAGACATTATAGAAGAATTTGGTACTTGCGAGGATAATATTCCCCCAAATTCTTATAGAGTACTTAAGGGTAAAGAAAAAGAAGAAATTGATTTAATAGAGCAAGAAGTTTGCAAGGAGTTTGGAGTTGACTCTATATATGATTTAGCATATGGGAACAAAGAGAAAGGAATATCTAGAGACTTTATTAAATTAAAGCAATTTAAAAATGAATTTAACTCTATTGTATTAAAAAAATATGGATATTATATGTGCTATAAAGCAACAGAAGTATCTATAAAAAATATAGAAGATATAGGTACTTTTAAAGAAAAATATGGTATTACAGAGGATATGCAAAAAGTTGTAACCACCTGTAAAGACAAAATTTATGAAAGTAGATTAAAAAAAGCTACTATTAGATATGAAAAAATAGTAACTAATGTAAAGGGCACATGGTATGAAACTGATGAGATAGTTAAGGAAGCAACAGCAGAAAGGGACAATAAGTTAGCAACTTGGGATAACAATTATAAGAAATATATACACAATAAAAAATAATTCATAAATAATCGAAAAATAATTTCTAAAATTTGTTTCAAAAAGGAAACGCATACTAGTATACCCATATAAGAAAAATTTTTTAAATGGGAGGTTGTAATCAATGAATTTACAATTATTAGAAGAAAAAATTAAAGCAAGTTTATACACTACAGAAGAACTTGCAAGTATGTTGGATATATCTCGAACAATGTTGTGGCGATATAGGAGAGGTCAAGCAAAAATGAGTTTTGACACTGCTGTACAAATAGCTACTCTATTAGAAATAGATATACAAGAATTAATCCAATAAAATAACTGGAGGAAATTAAGATGTTAAAACATGAGAAATTAGAAAAAGAAATTATATCTCTAAGAGCTGATATCACCAAGAGTGACAAGATGTATCAAATGATATTGAATATAACAGAAAATGATTTAGATAACATGGATTTATGCAGAAAATTAATAAAAGGGAAAGATGTTAACAAAATGAGTTCAGTTAAACAAGCTCAACTATTGACTAAAATAAAAAATATATTTGGAAGACATTCAGCAAATTGTGATGGAGACTCTACTCTATCAAGTTGGTCTAAATATATACAAGGTTAATAAAACTTAATAATTAATAATAAGTAAAAATTGGGAGGAAATTAAAATATGATAAATTTTAATAATGAAGAAGTCACCATCAAGGGCTTAAATAGCCAACATAAGGAAAACGTTTATAGTAAGAAAGTTAGCGAAATTAAAGGATTAGAAAAATTCGATAATTATATTATATATTCAGATGGTCGTTTATTTAACACTAAAACAAATAGGTTTTTAAAAGGTTCTAAGACAGAATACATAGACTACTCATTGTCAAATGGTCTTCATAAAAAATATATATCTGCACACAGATTAGTAGCATTAGCTTTTGTAGACGGCTATTTTGAAGGTGCTGAGGTTGACCATATTGAGCCATATCGTATTAGTAAAAACAATAACTACACGAATTTAAGATGGGTTTCTAAAGAAGAAAACAGAAAAAAATCTTTGCGTCCGAAAACCACAAAAAGACGTTTCATCATAGCTGAAAAAACAAATGCTAAAGAAACACCTAAGTTATTCACTTCTATCGCTTCTGCTGCTAAGGAACTAAATATATCCAAATCAGGAATATACAAATGCTGCTATGGAATTAGACACACTTCAGGAGGCTATAAGTTCACATTTGCTGAAAGATAGAAATTTATTATTAAATTGGATTTGTAGATTAAGTTTCCAGACTCCTCTACACTTTCAATTTTAAGACACTCAATACAAAAAGTCAATATTTATTTTTTAATTGGAGGAAAAGAAACAATGAACAAAAGAATAAAGTTAGAAAAAATACAAGAGTTAAACTCTTTTACAGATATTATAGAATATTTAATAGTAAATAGCTATGAGATTAAAGAAGATAATCAACATGAAAAAAGCTACTGTACAAAAAATTGGCAGAAAGCACATGGTTGCTACTTAGTAGCTAAAAAGGTTAAAGACAAAAAAACAGATTTAGATACTCTATTCATTTCAGCAGAAAAGAAAGCTAGAACTATATTCTCTAGAGAACTACAAGCTAACAATGACAGAGAAGAATACAATGATAGAGCTAGATGTGCTGTTATAGATATATTACACGATATCTACTCTAACAAGCATAGCAAGTATCATATCAACAATATAGAAGATTTTAAATCTTTATTTAAAGATAAAGAAAGTGTCAATAAGTTAGTAGCATCTGTTCTAGCTACATTAAATAATAAGTATATTAGTCAACTTAGAGATGGTAAAACAACTAATGTAGTATATAAAAGAGTATACAATGAAGATGGTGCATATACAAATGTATATGAAACAGTTAACTTAACTACTTATGATGCTCCTGTCACCACCAGCGATAATAAGGAACTAACAGCCATAGAATATGCTCAAATGAAAGCTATACAGTCAGAAAACTTAGATGAAATTAGGAGGTACACCACCTGTCTTTCAATTGATGAACCTAATGAAAGAACAGATGGTATAACAAAGTATTTATCTAAAAACATATACAAGCTTACTAGTAAACAACAAGAGTTTATTAATCAGTACAGCAGCCTTGGATTATCTGAAGAAAGCCTAAAATATGTTCTAGAACATTCTGATAGCAAATCTATCAAAAAACAAATCTATACTCAATCTTCTAAAAAGAAATATAGAGATAGTATTCAAAAAAATTTTATTAAAAAATTGCAAGATGATGAGAATTTAGATATTAAATTAGATGAAAAAGGAAATTTAATATCTATCAGAAAGAAATTCAAAGAAAAACATAATGCTATAAGCTGTATATTAGCTTGCCCAGATAACAAAAGTAAGTTAGATAAATTAGTATATTACTTATCTAAAAACGACTATACATCTAATCTATTAAGCGATATTCTCTACTCTCTTCCACTTGATGTTTACAGACCAATAGTTGCTTACATGAACTCTAATGAAATTAGTAATAAATATCTATATGTAACATTTAAAGAAGTTCTAAGAGCATTAGAGATAGCTGGAGGTATTAACTAATGATATTACTTATAGAAGAAATTAAAAACTATTTTGACATAGATGTTGAAGATACAGCTCTAAAAGTAGAAAAACTAATAGAACTTGCTGAAACACCTTTAGCCTCATACTTTAATGAAGATATATTAAATCTCTTACTAGAAGAGGATGCTCTATTAGAAGAGAGTTTTATAGATATTTTTATAGATAATTATTTAGAAGGCATAGAGAATACTCTTCAAGACGTTCTAAGCGATTTAGAGAACGATAACGAGTATATTGAATATTTAGTATATGATAAACCTGAAGAACTTATAGATAGTTACTATGAGCTTATAGATACATCTATAGATGTAGATACAATTACAATAGAATAACCAAAAGAGTAGGGATAACTCCCCTACTCTTTTTATTTTTTGATAAAAAATAGGGGGGAAATAAAATGGGATTAATAAAAATAGATGAATTAAAAAAATGTGAAACTACTAAAGAAGTAATAAATAAAATGTTTGATATGTGTTATACAACAACTGAACTTCTAGACAAAGACCCTAGTTGCGAGGAAAAACAAATGTACCCAGCTAAAGTGGAGGGTTTTAAAGGTAATAGACATAAAATGTTCGGTTATTACATGAAGCATAAAAAGATAGTTGAAGATAAAGAAACATGTTTTGATAGCTTCTTCAAAGCAGCAGAGAATGTATATTGTAAACTCTTTAATACAGAAATAGAAAAAAATGATATGGAAGAACACATACAGGAAGCTAGACTTGTAGCTCTTGAAATTTTATATAATTTTGTAGATGTCGATAGCACTGCTCTTCTAGACTTCAAGAGAGATACAGTAAATGAGTTTTGTAACTTACTTATAGACAAAGATAACAGTAATGTCTTATATACATATTTACTTAAAAGTATAAAATCTAAAGCTTATAGAAGTCTTTATAATAATAGTAATAATACTTCATCAAGCAGAGATTATTACACTGTTCCAGTGCAGAAAGACGGAGTTAGAAGTACACAACGAGTTAATGTAGATTATGTATTCTTAGATAAACTCAGTGCTTCAAAAGGTTCAGATGAAGCTTTAAATAAATATAGCATCTTAGATATATACAATGAGAAAGAAGGAAATAAGATAGATGTTGAAGGTTTGGTGTTTTCTTCAGGAGCGGATACTAGCTGCTTAAAATATATTATAGACAATAGAGATAAAATCTTTACTAAAAAGCAATTAGAAAAATTAGAGTTATTACTTAAATTCAATAAACTATTTGGAGATTCCAGCAACAGAAAAAGATATGAACGGGATTTTGTCAAGAAAGCATTTGAGAAATTAGTAAACGATAAGTATTGTTATATAGAAAATGAACAAATTAGAGTTAAAAATATAGATTTTTTAAATACTGTGGAAAGCATTATTAATGCTCCTACTTCACTAGAACAGTTTGATATTATAAAAAACACTCTAGTTAGCAAAAGTAATTTCACTAACACTCTATTTATAGACATCATCTATAGTCTAGATGAAGATGTAATAAGAGATTTAGTTTATTGCTTAACTGAAGAAGTTGACGAAAGATGGTTAGAAACAGATAATTTCAATATAATCATTCAAAAATTAATTTCTGAATATAACTATCAAATCAAAAATGCTAACATGATATATAATTACAATAATAAACAAAAGTTAAGCAAGGAAGATAGGGTAAGAAATTATATAGAAAAATATTGCTTCTTTGTTCAAGACCAAGAATTTGGTTTAGTCGCTAAAAGCTCCACATCTAATGGTAGGATACCAAATCTTCAAGAGATAACAGACTTTGTTAATAAAATTTATCAAGAGAATTTTGAAAAGAAACAAATCCGAACCTTTTTGAGAACTCTTGGCTACGATGTTGATATATATAAAAGAACAACAAGAAATAAAATTTTTTGTTATAAAATTTTTAGAATTTAAAACTAAACTTCACTACGTTCGTTACATCAGTCGTATCTACTCCTTCTTATAGTGCTGCTTGTCCTCCAGTGTTTGCAATGGTTGGACAACCAAAAAACGTTTTGTACGAGCAGGGGGTTGTATAGAACACCTAATAGCATTTTCTAAACCTTAGTGATTCCAATGTATTCATAGTCTATTTTTATTAATAAAATATAAATTTTAATAATATTGGAGGTAAATTATATGTATAATTTTTTTAATCTATTGTTTAGTATGATATTAGTTATATCTTTTTTAATTTTTGTATTTGGATTAAACTTAAAAAATTACTTAACGAAAACTAAGAGTGAACTTAAAGAAAAATACATTTTTTTAGATAAAGTTTTTGTAGTTTCTAAGATAGTATTTTTATGTTTCTTAATAGTAGGAGGATATTTCAACTTGGTAATTTAATTTTCAATAACTTAAAAGGCATATAGATTAATTTCTATATGCCTTTTTTTATTTTAAAATTTTAATTTGCTTACCCTACTATTTAACTCTTTAATAATTTCTTTGTCCACTAATTCTGCCACTGAATCATTAATAATAATCAAAGCGTTATATCTTTTTAATATAATTTCATATAAATCTTTTTTACACAATTTAGGAATATGAAAATTATCGTATATAAAATTTGATATATATGTATATTCTCTATCAATCTCATCTAGTTCTTTTTCTATTCCTTTTATATATACTTTGTTTATCCAAATTTGCCTCTTAGCAATCCTTATAATTTCTTGATACTCATTATCTTTCTCAATAAATTCATCTTTAGAAATTTTGTCTTTACAGTACATACTTAAATTTAAAGTAATAAGAGCCATGCCTCTAGTTATTTCGCTTATGTTTTGTTTTATAAGTTCTAATTTACTTAAAATTATTTGTTTTTTTATAATTTCATGTTGCGATTTTAAATTAGATTTATAAGCTATTTTACCCCCAATAATAACACTTAAAACCGTAACAATAGGAGTAGTAGCTGTAATTAATAATTTTGCTTGTTCTATATTCATAAAGTAGACCTTTCTTTTATTCATTTTCTATAATTACATACATAATTTGCTATGTATATATTATTTATTTTTTATAACTATATATATTGTTAATATCTTTATACTCTATGATTGCATCATTCGATATTATACAACCTATTCCTTCATGCAATCCACTTGTAACCACGTCTATACAATAGCTCAAAATATATCGATTTCTAAAATATGATTTTGGGATTGTATGTGTATCAAAATACCCTAATTCATAAAGATATTCATAATCACAAAAACTTTCACCATATATGTGTTTTATATGTTCTATATTTACATCAAATTCTAGTACATAATATTTCCCTTGGTGTATTTTCATCCAGCCTTCAACTAATTTTTTATCTTTTTTCCCTATTTTATTTATAAATTTTTCTATATCAGATAAAATTTCTGGACAATCTTTAACTGTAGGATATTCATAATCAGTTCCACTTATAAATGCTTCCCTTTCACCATTACGCTCATGTATCTTTAAATACAAACTAAATGTTTTATCATCAGGTATATCTAATAATTTATATTTTTCATTATCAACTATAATATACTTATTATCTATATCGAAATTTATATTTTTACTTTCAAGATATCGTTTTAAATTAGTTTCTAATGTTAATACTCTTTGCAAATCAACAATTCCATATTTTTTTAAGTCTTTATAATCATCGACCAATGTTGTTATTAGAGTTGTTCTTATAAAAGCATTAGATGGATTAAGTTCAATAAGATTAATATTAAAATGTTTTGCAAAGTCAACAAAATTACAATTTGAGTTTTTCAAATATAATTCAATTTCTTTTTTTTCTATTAAGAAATACTTGGACATTGATTCTAAAGTTATATTTTTATTTGAAAAATCAAAAACTATTTTTTCCATAAAACTATCACTACCCTTTTATACATTATTATTTATAATATTTCTATTGAAATTGCTAATTCCAAATGCAAATTACATCTTGTACCTCATATTTAGTAATTATTATATCTTTAGCACGTAAACATGGTTTGTCTCTATAGTTTACAAAAATCATCTTTGGATTTAACCCATCATTAAAATCATCTACCCATTTTTTACTTACTTAAAATTATAGCACAATGTTTCTGGAATAGTTAACTTACTATTGTCTCGATATTCTATGTTTATAAATCCCATAATCAAGCCACCTTTCTCTATTCTCTTTTTAAATTATATAATCATTAATACATTCTACAAATTCATCTAAAATCCTTCAAAATTTGCTTATTGAATTAAAATATCTTCATGTGATATATTAACTTCGAGGTGATGAAATGAAAGGAAGTGTTAGAAAAAGGGAAAGCGGTAAATGGGAATACTACTTTGATATCGGATTCGTTGATGGAAAAAGAAGACGTAAAACAAAAGGTGGATTTAATACTAAAGCTGAGGCAAATAAAGCTTTACGAGAGGCTATATCATTATTTGAAAAAGGTATTGTTACATCCAATAAAATACCTTACTTCAGTGATTTTATTGAATACTACTTTGATAATTATATAGTTCTTAATACTAAATATAGTACTCAATACCTATATAGAAAAATAATAGATGTTCATATAAAAAATGATTTAGGTTTTTATAGAATTGATAAGCTTACATCACAGATATTGCAAGATTATCTTAACAAAAAGTTTAATAATGGATATAGTAAAAATTATATTATTTCAATTAAAAATTTACTTAATTCATCCTTAAGATATGCTACAAAAGTTAATAAATATATTCCATACAATCCAGTAAACGATGTATCTATTAGTAAATTAAAATTTGAAAATAAAACTAAACAAATTATATCTAGAGATGACTTTATAGTAATATCAAACTTCTTTAAAGATAGGGATTGTTACTATATTCCTCTAACTATAGGTTATTATACAGGCATGAGAATAGGTGAAATCTTAGCTCTAAAATGGGAAAATGTGGATTTAGAGAATCAGATAATTCATGTAAAACATACATTAATAACTAAGCCAAATGGAGATACCTTTTTATCTGACCCAAAAACTAAAAATTCTCTTAGAAGCATATATATAGGTGATACTTTAACTAATATATTGCAGTTTTATAAAATACGTCAATGTGAAGAATTTGGTGATAGAGAGTTTGTATGTTGCAATTGGGACGGTAAGAACATGAATAAAAAGCATACTGAATATATAGTTAACTCCATCAAGAAAAAGTTAGGTATTAAGTTTTCTTTTCACATGCTCAGACATCTTCATGCCACCCTACTATTAGAAGGTGGTGCAAATGTAAAGTCCGTAAGTACAAAATTAGGACACTCTAGTGTAAAAATCACAATGGATACTTATATACACAACACAATTAAAATGGAAAAAGAAACTGTTGCGTTGTTTGAACAATATACTGTATAA